TATTGGCAGGATTTAAATGATTTCGTAGAGGAGGAAGGTGAAAACATACTAGAAATAGAACCTTCGACTGCGATAGGAATCCCATTTGCGAGTTGGGAATGTAACTATTGTCAATTTAGTAAAATATGTATAGGAGAATAATATGTATAAAGTAAGAAATCCCTTTTATTCAAGAAAGGGACAGTTCAGTGAAGGGCAGGATTTGTGTATAGGAATAGCAATAAATGCTCTTGAAAGTAAAGGGGGCAACAATCGTTTTTGGCGCCCGCAAGATGGGGAACAAACTATCCGTATTGTTCCTACTGAAGATGGAGATCCGTTCAAGGATTATTGGTTCCATTATAATGTTGGAGATAATCCCGGCTTCTTGAGTCCAAAGCGAAACTTTGGCGAAGACTGTCCGTTGGATTCTTTTGTGCGCCAGCTTTGGCAGGAAGGCACAGAAGATAGTAAGAGAATGGCGAAAAAGCTTTCTGCTCGTCAGCGTTTCTTTGCGCCAGTTATTGTGCGTGGAGAAGAAGATAAAGGGGTTCGAGTTTGGGGTTTCGGTAAAACCGTTTATGAAACTCTCTTGAATCTTGTGCTTAATCCGGAATATGGAGATATTACCGATGCTGAAGCGGGGACTGATCTTGTCCTTGGTTATGGAAAGCCATCCGGCGCAACCTTTCCAGTAACTCAGATTACGCCTAGGCGCCGCAGTTCAACGCTTTGTAAGGAACCTGAGAGGTGCCGTGAATTTTTGGAGTCTGTACCGGACTTTGATGAACTGTTTGCAGCTAGTCGAAAGTCTTTTGCAGAGGTGCAGGGGATGCTAGACGAATTTCTGTTGGGAGATGGAGATCCCGAAGAGAATTCCACCGAAACCACCAAATATGATGGTGGCACCGAGAAAGAAGCCACTAGGGGGACTTCCGTGGATAAAGCTTTCGCAGATCTTCTTGGTAAATAATCTGTAAACCGCAGGGAGGCATGGGTTTACAGATGCCTCATTTTTATACACTATAGGAGTTTTGATATGCCTAAGAAAAAGGCTGGCAAGCTTTCTATTGAAGATATGCGCAAGCTTATCAACAAGAAAGCGGGACTAAATGTTGCACACAATTTAAATAAAGACAGCCCAACAATTGTAAAAGAATGGATTCCTACAGGATCGAGATGGCTTGACAGTATTATTTGCAGAGGGCGCCTGGCAGGAATTCCCATTGGAAAGATTGTGGAGATTGCAGGCCTTGAATCAACCGGCAAATCATATATGGCGGCACAAGTTGCCGCTAACGCTCAAAAGATGGGCGTTGATGTTGTTTATTTTGATTCAGAATCCGCAATTGATCCGGGCTTCTTAGAAAAAACCGGCTGCAATGTTGATGATCTGTTGTATGTACAGGCAACCTCTGTGGAATTTGTGCTTGAGACAATTGAAGAGCTTCTTGGATCAAACGAAAACAAGATGCTTTTTATCTGGGATTCACTAGCATTAACGCCCGCAATCTCAGATATTGAAGGAGATTTTAATCCTCTTTCGTCCATGGCCGTTAAGGCCAGAATCCTTGCAAAAGGCATGTCAAAATTGACAGTTCCCATTGCGAATAGTCAATCGACATTTCTTGTTTTGAACCAGCTTAAAACAAACATCACCAGGAGCCCCTCAGAGACCCTCACAACGCCTTATATGACTCCTGGGGGTAAAGCTATGGTTTATGCCTACTCGTTGCGTGTGTGGCTCACAGGGCGCAAAGCAAAGGCTTCTTTCATCACAGATGATAAAGGCTTTCGAATTGGTTCAGAGGTCAAGGTAAAACTTGAAAAATCACGATTCGGGACAGCCGGTAGACAATGTAATTTTAAGATCCTATGGGGAGATGAAATCGGAGTGCAAGATGAAGAAAGTTGGCTCGACGCGATTAAGGGTTCACACCATTTAGTTAATAGTGGCGCATGGTTTGCGCTCACTTATGTTGATGGCACCACTGACAAATTTCAGACCGCAACCTGGAAGAAAAAACTTGAAGATCCTAAGTTTAGGCAAAGAGTTTTAGAGATCATGGACGAAGAGATTATTATGAAGTTTGATGACCGTACAGGTTCAGCAGAATCTTTCTATGAAGAACGGGAATAAACTCTTTTTGCTTACTAATTAATAGTATTGAGGGAGTACAGGACATGAAACTAAAACAATCGAGATTACAACAAATTATTAAAGAAGAATTAGCTATTGTTTTAGAGGACAACCTTGGAACCGGCCCCGCCCTCGCAGCTGCGGAAGACCAAGAAGGCATCTCTGACCGTGCGTCCGGTATTATGCAAGAAGATGACACGTGGATTCAGGGCGCCGAAGAAGATATTGAAAGGCGCGGTACCGAAGGTGTTTGCACTGGAGATAAATTCGGTGGTCCCACCTGTAAGCCCGGTACAAAGCGCTACAATTTAGCCAAAACTTTCCGTAAAATGGCAAAGAAAAAAAAGTCTTGACAAGTCTGATTTAATTTGGTAGTATACTCTTTATGAAGAGAGTAATGATTATTGACGCCCTCAATCAATTTTTGAGGGCCTATATTGTTAACCCAAGCTTATCTACAAATGGAGATCCCATTGGTGGAACTGCTGGGTTTCTTAAAATTCTGCAAAAACTTTGTCGAGAGATTAATCCTGATAGGGTTATTGTTTGTTGGGATGGTAAAGGTGGCAGCGCAAGAAGAAAGATTGTCAACAAAAACTATAAAGAAGGGAGAAAACCCTTACGTCTCAATCGAGATATTAAAAATCTTACTGAGGAAGAGGAACTTCAAAATAAGATTTGGCAGCAAATACGGCTTGTTGAATATCTAAATAATTTCCCAATAACTCAGTTAGTTTCAGATGGCTCAGAAGCAGACGATGTAATTTCTTTTATTACACAACATCCTGGTTTTTGGGGCTGGCAAAAAGTAATTGTCTCAAGCGATAAAGATTTCTTTCAACTGCTTGATAATGAAACTGTCCTCTACCGACCAACTCAAAAAGAAATATTAAACAAAAAAAATATTGTTGAGAAGTTTGGTATTCATCCAACAAATTTTGCGTTAGCTCGCGCAATTGTGGGAGACAAGAGCGACAATTTAGATGGAGTCCCGGGAATTGGATTAGCGACCGTTGCAAAACGTTTGCCATTCCTTGCAGAAGAAAAGACATATGGTATTGACAAGGTGGTTGAATTCTGCGCGAATGCTAATTCAACCTTAAAAGCATATCAAAACATTGTTGAGAGCGAACCAATCATTAAGGAAAATTATCAGTTGATGCAGCTATATTCTCCAAGTATTTCAGTTCAGAATAAAACTAAAATAAAATCTATAATCAGAGACACTGAATTAACATTTAATAAAACTTCTACAAATGGTATGATGCTGGAAGATGGTATTGGAAAAACAAACTGGAATGATCTTTATACATCTTTCAGAAAAATTGTTGTAGGAAATAAATAAAATATTATGACTATTCATGAGTGTGTTGGAAACACACCACTTATCAAGATAAGTGATAAAATATATGCGAAGTTAGAGACTTTTAATCCTTCAGGATCTATTAAAGATCGGATGGCATATTATATAATAAAGAAAGCTGAAGAATCTGGTGATTTAAGAAAGGGTTATACGATAGTTGAGGCTTCTTCTGGGAATACAGGCATTGCATTTGCTATGTTTGCAGCTGCGTATGGATATAATTGTATTATTATTATGCCTCGCAACATGAGCGCCGAGCGAAAAAAAATGATGAAAATGTTTGGCGCCAAAATAATTGAAGTCGGACATAATGCATTTAAAAGCGCGATAAAAAGAAGGGATAAGCTCGTTCATAACTTTGGCACCTATTGGTCTCCAATGCAGTTTAGTAATAAACATAACACTGAGTGCCACGAAACAATGACAGCCAGAGAGATACTCACACAGGTACCTGAAAACATATCTGCTTTGATTGCTGGGTCTGGAACCGGCGGTACTATTATGGGTTGTCATAATTTTTTGTCGGTGAAATTTCCAGATATGAAAACAGTTCTTGTGAAGCCGTCCGAACCAGCAGAAACCCATGGAATACAAGGCATTAACGATGGTGGTGACTTCTTATGTGACATGTCAAAAGTTGATGATGTAATAGAAATAACAACAAAAGAAGCCAAAGAGAGATCATGTCGTCTTGCCAAAGAAAACGGCCTTTTGGTTGGTATAAGCTCTGGAGCAAATATATTGGCTGCAGAAAAATGGGTTAAAAACAATAATCCGCCTGGTATTGTGGTAACATTTTTATGTGACCGTGGCGAAAGATATTTAAGTTGTTATAATGAAAAAATCAATTAATTTTATGTTATTTTTGCTCCTCCTGGGTGTTGTTCATCAAATCGATGGCGATGCTGTTGTGATTAAATATGAAAAAAGGGGGATAGTAAAATATTCTACAGTTTCTATAGCTGATTCTGTGTGCACTCCACGCGAGGGCCAAAGAGTTTTTTTCTACAAGGACTATAAGATCGTAACTTGTGAAGAGTAAGTTATCTTAAAACACCCTTAGAAAGTGCGACATAATAAAGTTTGCGAAGATATTTAAAGTATGGGCTTTCCATGGAGACAGTTTAGAGAAGATGAGTTTTGGAAGAAAATCCCTCTTTGGAAGGATATAGATTATAAAAATTTTATCGATCATAAGTGGCAAGAAAAGAATGCCATCATCAATCATAAAAAACTTCTCAAGACTATCCAAGATCTTGTAGATCCGGATTTTCTAGAAGACGCTAAAAACGGCTTCTCACAGGCTCCGATGGCTGTAAGGGTGTCTCCCTATTTGTTGTCTTTAATCTCCTGGGAAACGCCCATTACTTGCCCAATACGGCGACAATTCTTGCCCCTCGCATCACAACTTTTACCCGACCATCCGATGCTGAGATTTGACAGCCTCAACGAACAAGCAGATTCACCAGTAAAAGGGCTCACACATCGCTATGAAGACAAGGTTTTGTTTCTCGCTCTTGATACGTGTCCCGTATATTGTCGCTTCTGCACTCGTGCTTACGCCGTTGGCAGCAGCACAATAACAGCAGAAAAAGTTTCTATTAAAGCATCAAGAGAAAGGTGGGGAAACGTTTTCAAGTATTTGCGAGAGCACAAAGAAATAGAAGATGTAGTAATATCTGGTGGCGATTCTTATCGCCTCAAGCCATCACAGATAAAAGAAATAAGTCAAGAGCTTCTAAAGATCGATCACATAAGACGTTTTCGTTTTGCCACTAAAGGGCCAGCAGTAATGCCTATGAAGATTTTAACTGATCATGAGTGGGTCGATACATTGAGTTACTGGACAGAGAAGGCTCGGAAACAATATAAAGAGGTGTGTGTACATACTCACTTTAATCACGCATCTGAAATAACCAAAATTACTCAAGATGCGCTGAATCTTTTGTTTGCTAAGGGGATAAAGGTTAGAAACCAGTCTGTATTTCAGAAAGATGTCAATGATAGCTCAGAAGATATGAGAATGTTAGTTAAGAAGTTAAGTTATATGAATGTACAACCTTATTATGTTTATGTTCATGATTTGACAGCAGGCACAGAAGATATGAGAACGTCAGTAAAAACTGCAATGAATGTGGAAAAACAGGTTCGCGGAATCACCGCAGGCTTTAACACTCCTTTATTTGTGGTTGACGCGCCATCCGGAGGTGGCAAGCGCGCTATACATTCCTGTGAGTGGTATGATACCCTTACTGGAATTAGTGTGTGGAGGGCACCCTCTGTCAAGCCCGGCCAAAAGTTTTTATATTTTGACCCTCTTCACTCTTTGCGGCCCGATATTCAAGAGGCGTGGCAGCAAGAAAATTTGCGGGATGGGATGATTGAATGTGCGTTGGGCCGGATAGATTATTAGTTGACATCTCGAAGCAGATGTGATAATATTTGATGTATGCCCCCGTAGCTCAGCCGTAGGTCGCACGTTCAAATCGTGCCGGGGGTGCAAAAAAGTGTTGACAAACAAGCAAATATGGTTTATGATGAGTTAATGATAAATGGCTGAATGGCGGAACTGGTAGACGCAAGGGACTTAAAATCCCTTGTCCATATGGGCGTGAGGGTTCGAGTCCCTCTTCAGCTATTAGTTAAAAAATTAAATACAAGGAAAAAAAATATGTTTAAGAATTCAGATAAAAGTTTAGTAGAGTATTTCAAAAATATGAGGCGGCAGCCAGTCAAGAAAATTCAGGCCGCTATTAACAGGGAAGATTGGGATAAAGTCCGGGCATTAGCAACGCACATGAAATGTCCTATCGCACACATCGAACAGACACTTATCAATTTTGCTGTAGATGTGGCTCTCAAAGAATATGATATACACAAAGGGGCTATTTGTTTTGGGCCTAGATCTTGCCACCCATCAACTGATTAATATGGAAAATATGGAAATGGAAAAGATAGGCAAGCTTGGGTTTTGGAATGCATTAACATTAATTGTATTGTATTTCGTAGCCAAGAAAAATAGTGAAACTAAGCGACTTTTAGGGTGGGCAGTGTTTGTAAGAATACTTCTCCCCGCTCTGTTGTCTGTTTTTCTATTTACTATTCTTTCTTTATAACTCTTGACAGTGCCACAGAAATGTTGTAATATTGTGTATACCGGAGGAGGCTATAGTTGAACTATACAGAACAAGAAGATTTTTCTCAATTTGGGAAACCATTTCAAGAAAATTTATGTCAATTGATTTTTAGCAGCCGCGCTTTTGCCGATCAGATGCAAGAGGTGCTAGACATTAATTTTTTGGAGTTTAAGTATCTTCAAGTTTTTGTAAAATTAGTTTTTCATTATAAAGAAAAGTACGCCCGCTAGCCCTCCGAATCAATTATGGGGACCATTCTCAGGACGGAGTTAGCTAATGAGAATGAGTTGATCATAAAACAGATACGAGACTTTTTTGCAAGGATGTCTCGAACTGAAGTGCAGGATGAGGAATACATAAAAGATGTGGCTGTAGACTTTTGCAAAAAACAAGTCTTAAAAGAGGCAATATTAAAGTCAGTGCCTCTCCTCAAAAAATCTTCTTTTGATGATATCCAGAAACTCATAAACAACGCGATGAAACTGGGCAACGACAGCGATGATGGCTACCGGTATATTGAAGATTTTGAAAGAAGGTTTGAACTAAAGTCTAGAGATCCGGTTACAACAGGGTGGAAAGTACTTGATGATCTAACCAAAGGGGGTATTGGTAATGGAGAGCTAGGTGTCGTTATTGCACCCACCGGCGCCGGTAAATCAATGGCGCTGGTACATTTAGGAGCCCAAGCTCTTAAAGAAGGCAAAACAGTAATCCATTATACTTTGGAGTTGTCAGACACAATTGTTGCCTCCCGATATGATAGTTGTATTACTGGAATTCCCCTGAGAGAACTCTTCAATCGAAAAGAGGAGATTTATGATGAGATTAAAGATATTTCTGGAAAATTAATTGTTAAAGAATATCCAACAAAATCTGCAAAAGTTGACACACTTCGCAATCATTTAGAGAAGTTACAACAACAGGAAATTTCTGTTGATATGATCATTGTAGATTACGGAGATTTATTACGCTCAAATTTAAAAAATGATGAGAAAAGACACCAATTGGAATCTATTTATGAAGAGCTACGAAGTTTAGCTCAAATTAATTCTTGTCCTGTTTGGACAGCTTCTCAGACGAATCGATCCGGCTTAAATGCTGAAGTAATTACAATGGAGGCGATATCCGAAGCTTTTAACAAATGTTTTGTGGCAGACTTTATCTTTTCTATTTCTCGGACAGTTCAACATAAAAATAGTAATGGGGGGAGGGTTTTTATTGCTAAGAATCGAAATGGCCCTGATGGTTTAATATATCCCATATTTATGGATCCCTCCAATGTCAAAATTGACGTACTCCCCCAGATTGAAACTTTTGATGAAGTGAGAAAGAGCGAAGTGAAAAAACAAGAACAAACATTGCAAGAAAAATACAAAAATTATAGGAAAAAAAGGGGAAACCGATGACAATAGACACTGCAACACAAATATTATCCGACATTACAGTACATATGAAATATGCACGATATCTGCCTAAAAAAAATAGGAGAGAAACTTGGAAAGAGTTAGTTACTCGAAATTGTAAAATGCATATGAAGAAATATCCTGCATTAACGGAAGAAATTAAAGCAGCATATAAATATGTTTATGCTAAAAAAGTTTTACCTTCGATGCGCTCTATGCAGTTTGGGGGGAAACCAATAGAGGTAGCGCCTAATAGAATATTTAATTGTGCATATTTGCCTATCGACGATGAGCGCGCATTTGGAGAAGTCATGTTTCTTTTATTGGGTGGAACAGGCGTTGGCTACAGTGTACAAAAGCACCACACAGAGGAACTTCCAGAAATAAAAAAGCCAAATAAGAATCGAACGCGACGCTATTTAGTTGGAGATTCAATTGAAGGCTGGTCCGACGCCGTTAAAAATTTAATGAAAAGTTATTTTTTCGGAGGCCCACGCCTGCGTTTTGATTTTAGTGACATTCGCCCAAAGGGTGCCCTCTTGGTAACCTCCGGAGGACAAGCTCCTGGGCCACAGCCACTTAGAGAATGTTTGGTAAAGATTGAGGGGATCTTGCAACTTAAAGAAGGGGGAGATCAACTTGAACCTATTGAGGTACATGACATAATTTGTCACATTGCTGATGCTGTTTTGGCAGGAGGAATCCGAAGAGCTGCACTCATCTCCCTCTTTAGTGCGGATGACGATGAAATGATAGCGGCCAAAACAGGAACGTGGTGGGAAAAAAATCCACAGCGAGGACGCGCAAACAATTCCCTAGTTTTAATGCGTCATCGTATCACAAGAGAATATTTTAAAGAGTTGTGGGAGCGGATTGAAGCTAGCCGTGCTGGCGAACCAGGCTTCTATTTTACGAATGATAAAGACTGGGGTACCAACCCTTGTTGTGAAATTGGATTGCGACCTTTCCAATTTTGTAATCTTACAGAAATTAATGCCAGCGATGTAGATACACAGGAAGAGTACGAGGCCAGGTGTAAAGCTGCAACTTTTATTGCGACGTTACAG